GTGCAAACGACGATCTTGATGGTTCTTTATATAATAAATGGAGTTCAGAATTTGACCAAAAGTATTTTAAAGAAAAAGTAGGAAACGTTTCTACATATTTTTTAAAAGGATTAGAAAATTATGTTAAAGCATCTAATCAACAAATTGGCACAAGTTATGCAAGTTACAATACTCAAAAATTAAAAATTAATGCAGAAAATAATTTAATAAATATTCTTGAAAATAAAATTCAATTAGATGATTCATTAGAACAAGTCTCAACATTTGAAAATTTTAATAACGAAACTAAATTTATTGATAGAAATAGATTTGATGAATTAGTTGTTCAAGGTTACAAAAATCAAATAGCAAAAGTAGCACAACTTGGTGATCCAAATGCTGATTATGCTAGAGCTGAAAAATTAGTTAATGATTTATCAAAATATACAAGACCAAATGGATCAAAAATTTTAAAAGGAAAAGATATAGCTGAATGGGAAAATTTTAAACAAAACTTAAATTCAGAAAAAGTCCAGCATCAAGAAAGAATGTTTAAAATATCACAAGATGCTGAATTTAATAACTTTGCTACAGAACAACAAAAAATATTGTCTACTAAATTTGCTCCTGATAATATTACAAAAGCAGGCGAAACTGAAGGTAGACAAAAAGCTGCTTTTGCTACTGATGAATACAAGCAAAGAGTTCAAAATTATCAATTAGTAAATCCAAATGCTTCAATTGAAGAAAAGAAAAACTTTGCAGTTGATACAAGAGTATTAATTGAAAATAAATATGAAGACGCTGAAATATCAAAGTTAAGAGCATATAGCACAAGAAATCCTTACAACGTTCAAAGAGCTGTTAACGATATTAATTATGCAATGCAATTACTTAAAAAAGATATTGATGCTCCGGCAGATAAAAATGGTTATAAAAAACCCATAGATGAAAATAATCCAGCGTACAAATTCTTATTTAATGGTGCTAGATTAAATGGTTTTCTTACCAAAGATGGCAAGCCTGATGTAGGTGCTTTTTACAATTCTTATATAAACGCAGTTCAACCAAAATAAACTAAATGGCAGATGATTACGGCTTAGGATCTGTTGATTTTAATTCTATAGATCAAAGTTTTAAAGATAATATTCAAACTGTAAAACCAATAAATAGTGGATTAGTTAAAAGTCCAAATGAAAGTTCACCCGGTTTTTGGTCTACAGCTGCTGATATGACTCTTAGTATTCCTCAAGGAGTAGTTGATGGTTATGAAAGTCAAGTAGATTGGTTAGACAAGAATTGGTCACTTGGTGGTTTATATTTTGGAAATGGCGACGGTAAATTTCAATGGTCAGATTTAATTCCAGAAGTTATAGCGCCAAAAGAATGGCAAGCTAAAAAAATATGGCAAGAAAAACAATTACCAACATTTTATAAACCTAAAACTGAAGCTGGTAATCTTACGTATGGTATTTCAGAATTTATAGGAGGTTTTATTGGTCCTAGCAAATTACTTAAAGGTGTTGGAGTAGGTGGTAGTTTATTAAAAAATACTCTTAGAGGATTTGGTGCAGGAGCAATTTCTGATTATACAGTGTTTGATCCACATGAAGAAAATCTTTCTAACATGTTAATTCAATTTGATTCTGTATTTTTAAATAACGCTGTTTCCCAATTTTTAGCTAAAGATGGAGACGACTCAGAAGAAGAAGGTCGTATGAAAAGAGCATTAGAAGGAGTTGTGGTTGGTGGACTTTTTGAAGCTGGGATTCTAGGTGCTTCTAAGATACTTCCACCAGTTTTAAAATACCCACTAATGTTAGGCATAGCTATAAAATCTATTAAAACTTCAAGAAAAGCTGGAGATGATTTAGCAAAAAGAGAAGAAATTTATAGAGAAACTGGTCAGTTAATAAGTGATTTAAAAAATGGAGAAATAACTCCAAGAGTTAAAAAAGCAATTGTAGAAGGTAATGAGAATATAGATTCTAAAGTAGCTCAAAAAGCTATTAAAATTGGCGAACAAACTGCTGAAGAAGATGCATCAACTTTTATTAAATCAATTTTTAATATTAAAAGTTTTGGAAGTGCAAAACAAGTATTAAAAAGTATTGATGACGCAGCTGCATTATTTGCTGAACAAGATTTAAAATATTTACAAAGTGCCGTATTAAAAAATGAAACAGTAGTAAAATTAGCTAAAATATTATCTGCAGATCCAGAAGCAATACTAAAAGCTTTACCTCAAGACGCTGCTGCAGCTTTAGATTCACCTGTAAGAGTAATTGCTACAAAAGAAATTTTACAAAAAATGGGTAGACAATTAGATGAATTTCAAAAAATTAATTGGGCTAAATATGGTTCAAGTGAAAAGAATTGGCCAAAAGCTGTATTAGAAGAAGTTGCAAGACAACACTCGGTATTAAAAGATACAATTTATTATTTAAAACAACAAATTAGAGGAGCAGCTAGAGCTACTCAGGCTGGTAATATTAAAACTGGGTTATTAGATATTAGTAAATTAACAGACGATATTACAAAATATGGTGGTAGTACATTTTCAGCAATAAAAAATACAGTTGGTAAAACTTACGATGACGCTGAATTTATTAATGCAATAACTAAATCTAGATTTCAAAGAGCGGTTGATGCTTTTAATAGTCTTTACGCTAATTCTTTAGTGTCAGGTATTGTTACTAACATGGTTAACATGACATCAGGAATAACTGAAACAGTTTTAAAACCTATAGCGATTATGGGTGGAGCTGCTGCAAGACGAGATTGGAAAACAGTTCAAATAGGTGCAGCTCATTATCAAGGTATGATCCTTGGTTACAAAGAAATTTGGAAATATACATCTCTTGCATTTAGAAATGGTGAAGCAATATTAGATCTTAAAAATTCAGCAGCTGAGTTTACAAAAACAAGAAGTGGTAAATTAATTAATCCACTAAGTGCTGAAACATGGAATTTAACTGGTAGTGCTGGAACTGCTGCAGATTGGTTTTCTAAATTTGCGTTGTTTCCTCAACGTCTATTATTAAGTGGTGATGAGATTATTAAACAAACTAATTACAGAGGTCGCTTATACGCAAGTGCTATTCAAAATACTTTAGAAAGAGGTTTAGAATTAGGTTCTAAAGAAGCTAAAGCTAATATCTTAAAAATAATGAAAGAAGGTTTTGATGAAACCGGCAAAGCTGCATTAGAAACTAGTTCATTTGCTAAAGACGCTTTAGAGTACGCAAGATCAGCTTCTTTTACTAATTCATTAAAAGACGGAAGATACTTAAATATTGGTGATTCACTTAACGAATTCTTTAATAGACTTCCATTACTAAGACCATTTGCAATATTTATTAAAACTCCAACTAATATTTGGAGAAATTTTGAATCAACAATTCCGGGACTTGGAATATTTTCTCAACAAATGAAAAATCTTTGGGCAACTGGAGATCCTAAAGCTAGAGCTGAAGTTGTTGGAAGACAATTACTAGGAACAACTGCTACATTATTAGCTTTAGATTATGCTACTTCTTACGAAACAGTAAAATTAAAAGATGGTAATACTGTTAAGTTACCAAAACTTACTGGTGCTGGACCTAGAGATAAAGATATTAAAAATACTTGGCGAGCTGCAGGTTGGCAACCATATTCAATTTTAAGAAAAGATCTTATTGGAGATGGTTTTCATTATGTATCTTACAACAGAGCAGATCCTAGATTTTATATTTTTGGAATTATAGCTGACATAACAGAACAAGCTCATAATATTAATGATGAAGATAGACAAAATTTAATATTGTCTATTCCTTTGTCAATAATGAAAAATGTTACTAATAAACTTTATTTCAAAACTATTTCAGACACATTAGATGTATTAGTAGATCCAACTACTCAAAACTTTGAAAGATATTTTGGAAATTTAATAGGTAATGCAATTCCATATGCTGGATTAAGAAGTCAAGGATTACCTAATACGTTAGGTTTAGATAATCTTTATTTCAATCAAGAAGCTTACGACATAAGAAGCTTTGCTGATTCAATTATATCTAAAGTTCCACTAGGTGGAATGGCTTTAGAAAGAAAAAGAGATTATTTTGGAAATTTTGTAGAGCGAAACCCATCAGGTTTTATTGTAAATAGAAGTTGGGGTGGAATTGGTGCAATAGCACAAGGTCCATTATTAGTTGGTCAACAATCAGATTTAAAAAATGAAGATCAAGTATTTTTACAATTAGCTGCTTTAAAAATTAGATTAACACCACCAGAACAATACAAAGACAAAATAGATTTGGCGTCAATTAAAAATGCTAAAACAGGTCAAACAGCATTAGATTTTTGGAGACAACAAATTGGTGTTGTTACTGTTGATGGTAAAAAAATACACGATTATTTTGCTTATAAAATGCAAGGATCATCGTGGCTAAATGCACAAGAAGGTAATGAATTATTTGATGGCAAAAAAGAGTTATTAGCTAAAACTTGGTATGATGGTTTTAAAACTAAAGCTTGGGCTGAAACACTAAAAGCTTACCCAGAAATAAAAGAACAACAAACAAAACTAGCAAAACAACAAGGAAACTTACTAAAATCTACTACTGGTACACGTTTAGATAAGAATCAAGAAAATTTTCAGAAAATATTACTATATTAAATAATGGCAAATTCATTTGTAAGATACACCGGAAACGGGTCAATTACTTCATTTTCAATCACTTTTGATTATATAAGTGCAAATCACATAACTTGTACAGTTAATGGAGTATCAACTGCATTTACTTTATCATCAGGAGGAACAGTTGCTACATTAGCAGTTGCGCCTGTTGCTGGAGCTGCAGTTCAATTCACTAGAAATTCAAGTCAAGCTTCAAGATTAACAGATTATGCGTCTGGATCAGTGTTAAAAGAAATAGACTTAGATACAGATAGCAAACAAGGATTTTTCTTAGGACAAGAAGCTATTGATAGTGCGTCAGATGCTATTAGAACTAATACGGCTAACTTTCAATGGGACGCAAATAATAAAAGAATTACTAATTTAACTGACCCAGTTAGTGCTCAAGATGCAGTTAATAAAACTTATTTAGAAAACACTTGGCTTACAACAGCAAATAAAACTGCTTTAACAACAGTAAATGCTAACATAGCAAATATTAATGCAGTCAATTCTAATGCGACAAATATTAATACAGTTGCAAGTGCTGATACAAGAATTAATACAGTTTCAACAAATATTGCTAACGTAAATAATGTTGGAAATAATATTTCTAATGTAAATACAGTTGCAGGAATTA